GAGTAGATAATAAAGAAATAGCCGGAATGAATTTACCGCTGTTAATGAAAGGACTTGAACAAGCACAACAAGGACAGCAAATGAGTCCTCAACAATCTTCACAGGTAGGAGTATTATTACAATTAATAGAACCTATAGCAAAAGCAGGCAACCTTCAACAATTAATTACATTAAGCAAAAGATCAGAAAAACAACCAACACCAGTTCAAAGAAACGCCGAGCAGGATCCAGACAGCGATTACAGAGCAGGCAGAATGGACAATGTTGATCTAGAAGATAGTGTTGATTTTGATATAGAACAATTAGACCTAAGCGAAGAAGTTGGCATGGGTATTCTTAATCAATACTTAGAACCAGATGAAGCAAATCTTGTTAAACAAGCAAAAGCAAGAATGGCGGCTGGTGAAGGTGTTCCTTCAAACATGGTAGGAGCATTATCAAAATATATGAAAGTTGTAGATGATTTCTTAGAAATGGGTAGTGCAGGTCTTACAAGATTAAAAACAGCACACAAATCTGCAACAGGACAAGAATTAGGCAAAGAAGAAGAGCCTAAAGATGATGAAGCAATGAACATGGTAGAGCCAGAAGATAACGGCATAGACGATGACAAAAAAGAAGAGTCTATAAACTTAGACGAACTTAGAGAACTTGCAGGTCTTCAAGAAGGCCTAGGTTATGCAGATCCAGGTGAAGATTCAGAAAGAGTTACATACAGCAAAACTAAAAAGCAAGGCGATGCTAGTGTTACAGTAAGTGCAAATGCTGACAGCATGGGCGAACTACATGACATTCTAAAACTAGCAGGTATAGATTTTGACGGCCAAGGCGATGCAGTTCCAGGTGATGCAGAAGATGAAGATCCTGAGAAAGAAGATGTATTACTAAAACCAGAACATGATCATGAAGATCATGAAGATCATGAAGATCACGAGCATGACGAAGAACCATGTGGTGATGATGGAGAGAAACCTAAAATGATAGTTGTTTCTCCAGCAATGGATAAGAATGCAATCTTTAACAGCCTGAAAGCAAAATTACAAGACAAACTTTCCTCTTAATCACTAAATACTTACATGAGAGATCTATTTGTAAATGGGTGTTCCTTTGCCACAGGTTGGCACGGCGGAAAACAAGAAATACCTGTTATAACATCACGTGATGTAATTACTGATACCTTAAGTTGGGTGCAACATTTTGCTAATATGAACAATGTTCAAAACTGCTGGAATCATTCCATCTTAGCAAAACCAATCGAATTAACTTATGCTGATACCGTTGGATTCTGCGAACAATATTTGAACAAATACGGAAGTTTCGACGATCTTTTTATCATAATTGAATTGACTGACCCTAGTTATAGAGAGTTTGATCCTGTTACTTTAAAAGGATTGGCCCAGCATAAGGAAGAAGATTTTATTATAAAACCTATAGCATTTAGAAGTGAGCGTTCACTAGTTAATAAAAAATCAGAACCCTTCCAAACAATCTATGTAAAAATGCAAAAAAACATTGACTATTTAGGCACTGACAATTATGCAGAACAGATTTCTATGAAGGAAGTTATGCAAGGAGATATTGCAAGACATAGACAAGAAAGAAAATTTGCATTACACCATGAACAATCTCCTTTTATAAATTTAGAAAAGACAAAAGACATTTTAGACAAATTAAATAATTTTTTAATTGAAAACAACATACCTCACATGATATTTTGGATAGGCGGCAGGCAACAAGAATATAAAAATGTTATGGACAAGTATTATAGAAAGTATATGCAGTTTCACAGAATGATTCCTACAAATACATTTACTGGAATTGACTACAGTTTAAAACACTCTGTAGAACCTATCGGCATTCACCCGGATCAGTTAGGGCATCTTGCTATTGCTGAATTTTTTACAGATTATATAAGAACATACAATCTTACACAATCACCACAACTAGATTTACTAGAAAAAGCAGAAAACATCAACTAAATAATAATATGGCAAGAGGAACCGCAGATACCAGTCTTATAAAGCAAGGTTTTAAGAAAGTCCCTATGACTGCAGATCAATTAAAGGATTTTGAGGCCTGCTGTAACGAAGAAACAGGTGCTCTGCATTTCATGAAAGAACATATGAAAATACAACATCCTACTCTAGGAGGTATTGATTTTGACCCTTATGATTATCAAGAACATTTAGTTAAAAACTACAATAATTACAGATACAGTATTAATATGCTGGGCAGGCAGATGGGTAAAACTACTGTGGCGGCAGGATACTTGCTGTGGTATGCTATGTTTAAACCTGACAGCACAATATTAGTTGCGGCACATAAACAAGCAGGTGCTAGTGAGATTATGCAACGTATAAGGTATGCATACGAAAGCACACCCAACCATATACGAGCAGGTGTCACAGAATACAATAAAGGCTCTCTAACAATGGATAATGGATCTAGAATAATAAGTGCTACCACTACAGAAAACACTGGTAGAGGTATGTCACTTTCATTAATATACTTAGATGAGTTTGCATTCGTTCCACCTAGAATAGCCAAAGAGTTTTGGACTTCACTATCACCAACATTAGCAACAGGTGGTAAATGTATAATTACTAGCACACCTAACAGTGACGATGATACATTTGCTATGATTTGGCAACAAGCAAACAAAATGTTTGATGAGCATGGTAATGAGCAAGAGGTAGGAGTAAACGGATTCAAGCCTATGATTGCCAAATGGGAAGAACATCCAGATAGAGATGCCGGTTGGGCAACTGAAGAAAGAGGCAGGATTGGAGAAGAACGTTTTAGACGTGAGCATGAATGTGAATTTGTTATTTACGATGAAACACTTATAGATGCTTTAAAACTTTTAGAAATGAAGGGTGTTGAACCAAGTCTTAAAATGGGACAAACACGATGGTATAAACAACCAGACCCTGATTCTATATTTGTAGTAGCATTAGACCCTAGTTCAGGAACAGGTGGAGATAATGCGGCTATACAAGTATTAGAACTTTCAACAATGACACAGATTGCAGAATGGTGTCATAATAAAACTCCTGTAGAAGGTCAAATGAAAGCAATGCTTGATATAATGATGTATCTGAAAGAATGCAAATGCGAACAAATCTACTGGACAGTTGAAAATAACACCATTGGTGAAGCGGCACTCGTGGTAATCAGAGACACAGGAGAAGAAACATTCCCAGGAGATTTTTTACATGAGCCTAAAAAGATACAAGGTAAGAAAGGTAGAAAAGGATTTCATACTACACATAAAAGTAAAATAGAAGGCTGTTTGTTTTTAAAACGTCTAGTTGAACAAGACAAAATTCAACTTAAAAGCAAAATGTTAATATCAGAATTAAAGAATTTTGTATCTAGAGCAAACAGTTTTGCGGCGAAACCAGGCGAATACGACGATTTAGTTATGTCTTTAGTTATTGCAATAAGAATGATTCAATACATAGGAACATTCGAAGAACATGTTTACGATCAAGTAAACAGTGGATTAGGTGCTGATGGATTATATGAAGATGATTTTGATGATTCCGACGGACCTATGCCAATTGGGATAATTTAGATAAATAGTTGTATGGCAACTAATAAAAAACAAGTTTCAGAAAAAATATTTAATCTTCTTAAAGGTTTTGGCTACGAAGTTAAAACTTTTGACGTTGAAGGAAATAATCAAGTAAATCCTCAGGAAAGCACAAGATTTGTTGTGGAAGAACCTAACATATTAGTTAGATTAGATTTAAACAAAAATTCTATCATTTTAAATACAAGTGAAGATTTAACAGATCACAAAATTAGACCTATGCTTAAAGAATTAAGCAAAGATTACTTACTAAATTTCGACTACAATGTTTTTGGAAAGAGATTAAAACCAAAAGGCGAGTTGCAAGATGCAGAAAAGAATTCGGAGAAAGATATGGCAGACGTAATGGAGGCTAGTTTAGGCAAACTGTCAGGTTCTACTAAAACAAGTTATCAACCTTTAGAGAATGTAAAGATAGTATTAAAGCATAAAAAAGCAATAGACGAAGAGATACGCGGTTCTAGAAGTAGAAATATACACAGTATTTTTATTCAACGCGGAGAAGAAAGATTTAAATTACCTGAGAACAATTTAGCAATGGCTAGAGCAATGGCTAGACATGTTCAAAAAGGCGGTGAAGTGTTTGATGAGATTGGTGAATCTATAGTAAACATGGCTAGAGATTTATCTAAGTTACGTGAATTTATAGTTTATGTAAAAAGGTCAAACATTGTTAATGAAGCAAATGCAGAGTATGTAAACTTAGCAATAGAAAACATTAACAACATCAGAGAAACATTTAAAAAATTACAAGGTGCAAAAACTTACGCAACAGCAGTAGAAAGTTTATCTAATCAAGAAAAATATAATTTAGAAGAAGATGACTCCGACATTCAATCTTTATTTACTGAAACACATTTTGATGATAAAGTTGCAAACGTTATAGATAACTTACGCACATTAAATTTAAGAAAGAAAGCATTTGAATCACATATAATGAATGCAATAGAAAACGAGCAGTTTAACAATGCAGTTGACATGCTCAAAGAAACAGAATTATTACAGTTTGACACACCTAATGCCAAATTAGGACATCAGGTTAGTCAATTAGGCTTCAGTGCAAAAGACGAAAGGCTTGGCAACTACTTACGTGATTGCGGTAAACGTCTTAGCAGTGGAGGACAAATGAGCGACTTTGATTACAGAGCAATCAAAAGTTCATTATTAAGTGCTGGTGACAGACCAGTAAAAGGTGAGCCAATGTCTTATATGGAATCATATGAGAAGTTTTTGGACCGTTTTTCAGTAGAATTTTAACAGCATTTAATAAATAACATTGTAATTTAGAAAATTTATTTGCAAAAATAGGTTGACAAAGTTACACTTAGGCATTAATATAAGAAACAGTAGTGAATAAACACACTACGCACATGGCACATAAAATAGGAGATACATTATGGCATCATTGGCAGAAATAAGAGCAAAACTACAATCAATGGAATCAAAACCTGGTAGTTCACCTGCTCAAAGCGATAAAGCAATTTACCCTTTTTGGAATATCGACGAAGGAACAAGCACCGTTCTTAGGTTCTTACCTGACGACGATCCAAATAACACGTTCTTTTGGGTAGAACGACAAATGATTCGTTTAACATTCCCTGGAGTTGTTGGCGGTGAACAGAAACCTGTAACCGTTCAAGTTCCTTGTATGGAAATGTGGGGCGAAACATGTCCTGTATTAACTGAGGTTCGTCCTTGGTTCAAAGACGCAAGTCTTGAAGATATGGGCAGAAAGTATTGGAAAAAACGTTCTTACATTTTCCAAGGCTTTGTAAACGAGAATCCACTTAACGAAGAAGCACCTGATAATCCTATCAGACGTTTTGTTATTGGACCGCAAATCTTTAACATTATCAAATCAGCATTAATGGACCCAGAAATGGAGAACTTACCAACTGATTATGTAAATGGAACAGATTTCCGTTTATCGAAAACAACTAAAGGTCAATACGCAGATTACAGCACATCTAAATGGGCAAGAAAAGAAAGTGCATTAGATGAGTCACAACTTGCGGCAATTGACAGCAATGGACTATTTAATCTGAATGATTTCTTACCTGCTAAACCAACAGCAGAAGGCGTCCAAGCAATAGCAGAAATGTTCCAAGCATCAGTTGATGGGGAGTTATATGACCCTGCAAAATGGGGTAACTTTTACAAACCCTTTGGACTTGATACAGGAACTAAAACACAATCAACAGTGGCACCGGCTCAACCTGCTCCAGCAGTATCAGAGCCTGCAACAGAGAGTGTGGCTCCTGTAGAAACACCTGCTCCTGCACCAGCGGCTGAACCAGTTGCTGAAACGCCTGCACCAGCACCAGCAAGTGCTAGTGAGGATGTTGGTAAAAAGTCGGCTGATGACATTCTGAATATGATCAGAAACAGACAGTCATCTTAAGGAGGTAGATCATGCAGAAACCTTTTGACTTAACAAAGTTCCGAACTGGAATCACTAAAAGTATTAGTGGTATCAGTGCAGGATTCCATGACCCTAAAGATTGGATAAGCACTGGTAACTACACACTTGACTACTTGATAAGTGGCGACTTTAATGGAGGTATTCCTCTAGGTAAAGTAAGTGTGTTTGCTGGTGAGTCTGGTTCAGGGAAATCATTTATATGTTCTGGCAACGTTGTAAAAAATGCACAAGAGGCAGGTTGTCAAGTGGTGTTATTCGATTCAGAAAACGCACTTGATGAACACTGGCTTCAAGCATTAGATGTTGATACTAGTCCTGAAAAACTATTAAAAATTAGTGTTTCAATGATTGACGATGTTGCAAAAGCAATATCAGAATTTTTGAAAGACTACAAAGCAAACTACTCTGATCTTCCATACGAAGAAATGCCAAAGTTAGTATTTGTTGTTGATAGTTTAGGAATGTTATTAACACCTACTGACGTTGCTCAGTTCGAAAAAGGTGACATGAAAGGTGACATGGGTAGAAAACCTAAGGCACTGACAGCCTTGGTTAGAAACACAGTCAACCAGATTGCGCCTTTCCCCATAGCACTAGTGGCAACTAACCATACTTATGCATCACAAGATATGTTCGATCCAGATGATAAAATATCAGGTGGACAAGGATTTATCTATGCAAGTAGTATTGTAGTTGCAATGAAGAAACTCAAACTAAAAGAGGATCTTGATGGTAACAAAGTGTCTACGGTGCAAGGAATCAGAGCGGCATGTAAAGTGATGAAGTCACGATACAGTAAACCTTTTGAAGGCGTTCAAGTAAAAATACCTTATGAAACAGGCATGGATCCATATAGTGGCCTATTGGAGATGCTAGAATCTAAGGATATCGTCGAAAAAGTCGGTAACAAACTTTCTTATGTTTCACCTGTAACAGGAGAAGAAATTAAGGAATTCAGAAAAGGCTGGACTGGAGATAAACTTCAGGTAATTATAGACGAATGGGGTCAAAATCCAAAAGTGCAAGAAGCAGAAGAGGAAGTAGACCCTGATGATTTTGAACCAGATATAGAGGAATACGCAGATGAGTCCTGAAGTAGCATTGTTACATGATACATGGGAAGGTATAAAGTCATATATCCCTAAGAAAGAAAGACTTAACATTGCAGAAATTCTTGTTAGATCATTCGATGATAATGTAGATATTTCTGAAGTTGAGGATCACCTTATGGAGTTTGATTCAGTAATGAAAGCGGCAGTTGTAAGCCATTTTGATATTGGATTTGACGATGATGAGGAAGAAGACGAGGATTGGGAATAATGGCTACTTGGTATAACGATGTCGTTAAAGATTTAGGCAGTATGGTTGACGCCATTGCCTATTACGAAAACGAATTAGAAGATGCCAAGTATGAATGCAGAATAAAGGGGAGCCTGGAAAAAGCCAGTGCTTCCCTTCCCGGTATTACAGAGTTTCGCTTTAATCAATTACAAGAGATTGAAGCGATCCTCGAACATCTAAATATAGAACTTCGCAAAGAACGTTCTAAGACATTTAGAAAATTTTTAGAATCATATAATAGACAATTATCAAGTAGAGACGCAGAAAAGTTTGTTGACAGCGAACAAAGTGTTATAGACCTAACACACCTCACAAATCAATTTGGCCTTTTGCGAAACAAATACTTGGGCATAATGAAAGGGTTGGATACCAAACAATGGCAAATAGGACACATAACGAGGTTGAGAACGGCAGGAATGGAAGACATAGTAATAGAGTAAATTTCTTCTACAGACTTAACACCTGCATTGAACGTGAACGTGAAAACTTTGAAAATTTCACAGAGACTTTAACACAAGATTTTCGCGACTATTGTTCGCAAAATACAAATTTAGAAAATGTTTATGTGTATTTTGAATACACTCAAGAAGGCACACTCTGGGTAGTAAACGAACAATGGTTTGGTGATGTTATTCATGACTTTGCACACAAATATAATTTACCCTTAGAAAATATTACATACCACGGCGGCGCCGCAACTTTAAAAAATAATTACGATAAATGGCATGCTATTCATAGACCCAATGAAGGTAAAATAAATATCAGAAGCACCGATTTTGGTCGTTGGCTTTATGCAAAAACAAATCCATATTATCATATTTTAAAATTTCCAAAAGAAGCACACACAAATTTAAGATCAAAAAAGTTTAATTGTTTAAATGCAAACCTAGGCATACAGCACAGGATTGTATTTTTACATTACATGTGGAAAAATGGATTACTTACAAAAGAGAATATTGAAAACAATTTAATAAGTTTTCACTACTTTCACACATTGCACTATCCAATTGAAAAACAATATCCACTAGAACAAGAACTTAAGGATATGCTACCCATACAGTTTGATATAAAAGGGGATTGGGATCAAGTATATGCTAAAATATTTGAAAAAGATTCTGATTTAACAGATTGGAACAAAACAGGAGATTATACATATTTGTATGATGACTGTTACTTTACAGTAACTACAGAAAGCGGAGAGTGTCCTCAATTATGTGATCAATTTGGTTATAATGTAAAACTAAATGATCACTTTAGACCATATCATCATGAGATGTTTATTACAGAAAAAACAACAAGACCTATGCTCTACTTACATCCACAAATAATTTATTCCACATCAGGAACTTTAGAATATTTAAAAGAATGTGGTTTTAAGACTTTCAGTAATTACTGGAATGAAGACTATGACAACGAAGAAAACGGAGATAAAAAAGTTCAAATGATTATGGACGTCGTTAAAGAACTTAATAACAAATCTCTGGAAGAGTTGCATGAAATGTATTGGGATATGATGCCAATACTTAAACATAACCAAGACGTCCTAATTAACTCAGAAGTAGATAAGTATTCAAATGGTGTATTTCCGCTTGACTTATAAACTTTTGACTGTATAATAAAACTTTATATTATGGAGAAAATATGAACGATTTTGACAAAAACTTTCACATTAATTTCAGTCCATTATATGCTACATTTGTTTTCATGCTGTTTATGTTATGGGCAAGTGAAGCCAATGCAGAAGAGATTGAAGAGATTGTTGTAACTGCTCAACAAGAAAAAACTGTGGAAGTAGACCCTATAGAAAATAGCAGTTTAATGGAAGCCATTATGCCTATGTTCACTTGGAACGCAGGTGGTTATGGTGGCTTTGTAGGCTACAATGAACGTGGCGCTCAAACGTCACATACTTCAGTTTATGTGAATGGTATTCCAGCAAATGATCCGGGTGCAAGTTGGTATGACTTTGGACATGATGTTGCTAGTGGGCAAACTGTAAAAGTTATTACAGGTGCAAACGGTGTTATATATGGCTCAGGCAGTATGGCAGGAACAGTATTAATACAAGATACCATTGAGAAAGGTATTACTTATAGAGCAGGACAAGACAATTATATCAGAGTAGCACCTATAGACCAACTAGAGTTTAGTTTACTTAAAGACAGTATGGGAAGTGTTCGTAATGACAATGACGAAAAAGACAGTTATGTAAACAAAACTGCAAGGTTTAATGTTGATGTAGGAGACTTTAGTATTGTAGGTAAGTTTACTGAATATGAATATGATTATGACAACTGCTTTAATTATGATTGGGGGCAAAGTAATGATTGTGTTCAAGAAGGCAAAAGATATAATTTTGCTGTAAGAAATGACTATATTACAATAGGTAGAAATTATAATGATGCAGATTATTTTACAAATGATATTTCAAATGAAGGAACATTCGCACATCAAGATCAAACTTATGCTAATGAAAGTTACAGAGATTATATTAGAATTGGAAATCAAGTTGAACTTAGTGCGAAGTTAAATGTAGCATTTGGTGTAGACTTAGAAAAGCAATATTATAATACTGTTAGTTGGCAAAACGTAGAAGGCTCTACTGTTATAGAAACAGAAATTTTAGAGCCTGGCATATGGTATGCTGAAGACGATACTAATAAATCTAGACCTATGTGGACTGGAGATTTTATAGGCACAGGTGAGTTTACATCAACTACTGTTGGAGATGGTGTATTTACACTTACAGAATTAGAAGAAAGATATAGTGACGAAAATGGTGGCATATATTTTCAAGCCAATGCTAACTTTATTTTAGATTATAACTTTGGTATAAGAATTGGTAATGACGATCAAAATGCCCTTAGACTAGGAATATCAAAAGGAGACTGGTTCTTTAATGTAGGAAACAGTTTTAGAAAAGCAAACTTATATGAAAAGTTTGGTGATGGTTATGTTCAAGGTAATGAGGAACTAGATCCAGAACAAGGTGTAGGAATTGAATTTGGTTATGGTGTCTTAAGTGTATTCATGTATGACTTTAAAGAAGCAATTGATTATATTCCAGGTTATTACACGGATGTTATTGCGAGAGAAACAGTATTAGATATAGATAGAATACTAAATGAAAATTGGGAAATATCTGTAGATGAAGAAAACACTTACATACAATGTGTAATGGACCCTAATTGGACTGAGAACGATGCGGCAACTTTTGATTTACCTGGCTGTTATTATAAAGTCCAAGAAACAACAAGTCAAGTATGGACAGCACCCACGTATGCTAATACAGGAGAATACACTACACAGGGTATTAGATATGCAAATAACTTTGGCCCTGTATTTGTAATGTTAAATTACACAGATACAGATCAACCTAGAGTTCCTAAATTTGCTGGTGTGCTACAATACAGCGAAGAGTTTTTTGATGTAAAATTTAGATTAAAGTATGCATTTAATTTAGATAGAGAACCAGGCCCTTATGACTTTTTATCAGAAGGTGAGGAATATTTAGATGATCTTAATAAACTAAATTTATATGTAACTAAAGAATGGGATAACGGAGTTATTTTATCATTTAGAGGCGAAAACTTAACGAACGAAAATGCTGAAGTAGTTCCTTTCTATGGAGTTGAAGGCAGAGAATTTAACTTGACATTAAACTATAAATGGTAGTATAATAAACTATGGCAAAGTGTGTTTTAGAAATTAGAGATGAAGTGAACGTAAGGTTCCAAGGTCTTGACGTAAAGACAAGACGTAAGATATCTGATGAAGTGAAATACTTTTTGCCATATGCATATCACATGCCAGCATACAAACTAGGCCGCTGGGATGGTTGTGTAAGATTCTGTGATATTGGTGGTAGAACTTATTTCCATTTACTAGAGAGATTACTTCCTATAGTTGCAGATGATGGCTACGAAATAGAAGTTAAAGATTTTAGAAAACCATGGGACTTTGCATTTGATAAAGTTACCCAAACAGATTACGATCATATTGCATGGCCTCCAAGGCACCCTGTTGCAGGAACTCCAATAATATTAAGAGATTATCAAGTTGAAGTAATCAATAAGTTTTTAGAAAATCCACAATGCTTACAGGAAGTGGCCACAGGTGCAGGTAAAACATTAGTTACAGCAGTTTTGAGTCATAAGTGTGAGCAGTATGGTAGGACTATTGTAATTGTTCCTAACAAAGACCTAGTTGTTCAAACCGAAAAAGACTATAAAAACCTAGGACTTGATGTAGGTGTTTTCTTTGGAGATAGAAAAGAATACAACAAAACGCACACTATTTGCACATGGCAAAGTTTAAGTATTTTAGAAAAGAAAAGTAAAAACTATGAAGCAGACTTTCCTATAGATGAATTCTTAGATGGTGTTGTATGTGTAATGGTCGATGAAGTGCATAAGGCAAAAGCAGATGTTCTAAGAAATTTATTAGGAGGTGCTTTTGCAAATGTTCCTATAAGATGGGGACTAACAGGAACTATACCTAAAGAAGATCATGAGGCAGTAGGAGTTTTTTGCAGTTTAGGTCCTGTAGTAGGAAATTTAAGCAGTAAGGAATTGCAAGACATGGGTGTATTAGCAGATTTAGATGTTAATATATTTCAACTGCAAGACGGTGTATTAGGATTCAATAGTTATGCACAAGAGTTAAAATGGTTACTAACTGATGACAAACGCATAGATCATATAAGCGAAATAATTAAAGGATTAGCAACAAGTGGAAACACACTAGTTTTAATTGACAGAATTAAAACAGGAGAAATGCTTTTAGAAAGAAATCCAGATTGGGTATTTATAAGTGGTTCTATGAAAACAAAAGATAGGCAAGATGAATACGCAGAAGTTAGTGAATTAAACAATAAAGTCATTGTAGCAACATATGGTGTTGCGGCAGTAGGTATTAACATACCAAGAATTTTTAATTTAGTTATGTTAGAACCAGGAAAGAGTTTTGTTCGTGTGATACAGAGTATTGGAAGAGGTATTCGTAAAGCAGAGGACAAAGATTATGTGCAAGTGGTTGACATCACAAGCAATTTAAAGTATAGTAAAAGACACCTTACGAAAAGAAAACAGTTTTACAAAGAACAAAATTTTAGACATAAGGTTACAAAGGTTGAGTATAAATGAAAATATTAACATTAGAAAATAATAGTTATGACATTGATAGTGTCCCAGATGAGATTGATGATATAAGGTATTGTGTTTTTGACGCAGGTGATCCTGAGTTTATGGACTACTACTTTTTACCATTGATCTTTTTAGAAAGTTTTTATGCACCTGCAATATGCTTAGACATAGGAGGATATAAAATTCAAATGCCTATGGATTGGAGCATACTTACAAGTGACGAAGATTTTGATGGTATAGAAGTAATGCCATTATCAAGTTTAAATAATAGAGGCTTTGTTGCACCTATTTTAAATCCAATGAAAACTTGGTTACCTAGAGCAGAAGAAATACAGATTACAAATGTTTATCAAGATGTAAAATGGTATTTTCCTAAATTAAAAAATGGTCACTTACTGGTTGTTCCGTTGGAAGACAAGCCAGAACCTAAGTGTGCAATGTTTGTAAAAGAAGCAAACAAAATCAAAGATATAGATTTTTCCGACATGTTATAGGAGACGAAATGGCAAAATATAGATATAGAATAGAAGGAAGTAGATACGGTGGAGAACTAGTAGTCGGAGAAGTAAATCCAGACTGGGTAAAATACCATGAAAAAACAGATGGGTATGAACTTGTTGACGTAGTGCTAGAAGCAGATGATTGGCATAGTTCAAATGACGATGAACCAGAAGATGCATTACTTGATCCTGATACACCGCCTAGTCCTGGATTAGATGAAGATGGCTCTTTTAATATGTGGGAGAACGATGATTTAGAGCATCTAAATGGCCCTTATGCAGATGGAGGTTTTACAGTATATGAAGTTCCAGCAGATGGTTCTGATGATTGGGACTACGACAAAGAAGTATATGATGGTGAGGCAATCCATGTATATGGCAGAGAAGGAGCATACTTTGGAAGAGAAGAACCAGAAGAAAATGCTGAAGAGTATATTCCAGTATTAGCATTTCATAGCAGTGAAAAAGGAACATTTGGAGTTTGGTTTATAGACACAGATGAACCATTCGATGAGTTTAAATTAGGCTTTGGTGTAGTAGAAACAAACCTATGCGAAATAGTAGATAGAGTGTATTATGACAAGGTTGAATTAGATGCTGACTATGATTATAATGATACTACCGGTAAAAGTTATGACGCAGATATTGGTTGGTTAAATAAGAAGTGGAGAGACTCATTTGAAAATTATGATGAACTCGACAAAGAGTATTGGGACGACTTCGACGATAATGCGGAGTATGAAAGAGAAAATAGATGAAAAGAATACTAATATTTGGTTTACCTGGATCAGGTAAATCTACTCTTGCTGAAAAGTTAGTTGAAGTTTTAGGAAACGCAGACTGGCATAACGCAGATAAAATACGTGAAACATTTGATGATTGGGACTTCTCACCTGAGGGCAGAGAACGTCAATCATTGCGAATGAGAGATTATGTTCGCAAAAGTGTTGCAAAAGGAAACTATGGTGTAGCAGACTTTGTTTGTCCTACAAATGAACTTAGGGAAAAGAATGTTCCAGAATATGTAATCTGGATGAACACTATAGAAGAAGGCAGATTCGAAGACACTAATAAAATGTTTGAGAAACCAGATGGTAGCACATACATAAATGCAATTATCAATGCAGACGAATGGTGGACAGAAGAAAAGTGTGAAGAATGGGCAAGATTACTTGCAGTTGATATTAAAGATCATGAATTTCAACCAAAGCAACCAACCACACAAATGTTAGGAAGATTTCAACCTTGGCATGGAGGACATCAAAAATTATTTGAAAGAGCATTAGCAAAACATGGCCAAGTAGCAATACTTGTTAGAGATATGCCATTAACAGATGACAATCCTTGGCAAGTAGATAAGATCTGTGAAAACATTGAAATAGCATTGGCCAAACATGCAGGAAAATTTAGATGTTATCCTGTGCCAAATATCTTAAACATAACATATGGTAGAGGAGTAGGATACAAGATTGAAGAAGAAGTTCTTGATGAGGAAACACAAAAAATTAGTGCAACTAAAATCAGAGAACAAATGAGAAAGGACGGTGAGTTATAGTCACCCTGCATATACAAGATACCCTGGTTTGAAGGATAAAACCAAACCAAAAAAATCTAGTTGGAGTAGAATATTTGCTTGGACTCCAAAAAAGACAATTACTAAAAAAACAGTTTGGTTAAGATTTGTGTATTGTAGACATATTACTATAGAATGGACACCACCCTCCTTTCCTGCAGGACCATATAGCAAATTGCAATATGCTACATGGGAAGAAATTTTAGAATTAACAATGAGGTAAAAATGTATCAATTTACAAGTGAAAGTGTTTCTCAAGGACACCCAGACAAGGTTGCAGACTTAATTTCAGATACAGTAGCAACGTATTTAATTAACGGCAATATAAATCATAGAGCGGCTGTGGAAACTATAGTCACAACCAATAAAGTCGTGTTAGCCGGCGAATATAAAAGCGACAGAGGTGCTAATAAAGACAGAATAGCAAACTTAGTAAGAGATGTAATAGAAGAAATAGGCTACGAACAAGAAGGCTTTAATTTTAAAACTGTAGAAATACAAAATCTTTTACATGGTCAATCACCAGATATAGCATTAGGCACAGATGATTTTGGTGCTGGTGATCAAGGTATAATGTTTGGTTATGCTTGTGAAGAGGCAGGTAATAAATTACCTTATCCACTTTATTACAGTCACGAAATCTTAAAAACATTACAGTCATTAAGAAAAAATGATCCCGACTATACATGGCTAGAGCCGGACAGTAAGGCTCAAGTTACATTTAATTATGGTAGTGATGGAAAACCAATTGATATTGCAAAAATTGTATGTAGCACTCAACATAAAGAAGAAGTTGATATAGAATTTGTAAGAGGTCAAGTAAGTAATGTTATAACAGATGTTGCAGGAGATTATATTACAAACAAAACAGAATTTTTGATAAACCCAACAGGGAGATTTGTTATTGGTGGTCCAGATGGCGACACAGGACTTACTGGTAGAAAAATAATTGTTGATACTTATGGCGGAGCATCTCCTCATGGAGGAGGAGCATTTAGTGGTAAAGATTGCACAAAAGTAGATCGAAGTGCCGCCTATATGGCTAGAGCAATAGCAAAACAAGTTTTACAAGAAAATGATTTTCAAGAAGTATTAGTTCAATTAAGTTATGCAATAGGCATAAAGGAACCAACATCAGTTACAGTATGGACAGATAAGAAAATTAATTACGTTATTGCAGAGCATGTAAAAGCAAATGTAGATTTAACACCATTAGGTATAATAAACAAATTTAAATTATTTGATTTTGACTTAACAAGAACAACAAATTACGGACACTTTGGTAGAGAAGATCTACCATGGGAAAAAGAAGCATGGACTTAAAAGATCATATTAGAACAGTATTAGATCACCCTATTCCTGGAATAGAATTTAGAGATATTACGTCATTGGTTGAAGCACCAATGGCATTCAATCAGACTCTTATACAACTTACAGCAAACTGTATGGACTTTAAAGTAGATACAATTATAGGTGTAGAAAGCAGAGGATTTGTATTTGGTTCTCCTATAGCAAGAGATTTAGAAGTTCCTTTTGTAATGGCAAGAAAACCAGGCAAACTACCCAACGAAACATTCAGTAAAGAGTTTAAATTAGAATACGGGGAAACAGAACTACACATACAAAAGATATCACCCATTAAAGGCAAAGTAGTAGTGATAGATGATTTAATTGCAACGGGTGGCACAGCACTTGCCTGTGCAGATTTGATTCATGAAAACTTTGATATACCTAAAGAAGATATATTAATTCTGGCAGTAATAGACTTGCCCGATTTAGGAGGAAGTGCTATAATAAACGAACAAGGTTATAATATTCAAACACTTGTAGAATTTGAGGGTAAATAATGACACAAAAACAACAACAACAAAAATGGATAGACCAAACATCTTATAAAGGTTTAACATATAAAGAATATTTAAAAAAATTAAAAGAACAAGCACAAGATAGAAGAAATGGCTAAGAAACCGCAGATACCATTAAAAGATGTCATGGCGGCTATTGACAAAAAGGATAGAAACTTTTATAATAGACTTAATGACGATCAGAGAAAGGCTTTTAGTGCCTGGATGATGATGAGATATTGCAGTAGTGTGCAGGGACGAGATGCCGCAAACTACATTTACTTAACAAACGAATTAGTAAACTTTCAATTTATGGAAGTAAGCAAACATCCAGAATTGCAATGGCTATTACTTAGTGCATGTGGAACGGGTAAAATACAATTTCACCCATATTTAAAACCGCCCAATGCTAAGAAAAAGAAAAATAAAGTTTCTGAATTTTTATATGGATTGTATCCACATAGCAAACCAGAAGATATAGAACTAATGATAAAATTAAATACAAATGAGGAATTAAAAGCATTGGCTTATGACTACGGCTACGATGACAAAACAATCAAAGACATCTTTGGAAAATAAATGTAAATGGTGTGATAAGACATTTATGAGTGAAAGAACTCTGGCGGCTCATATGTGTGTGAGAAAAAGGCGTTGGGCCGATAAAGACTTAACACACACAAGATTAGGCTACAGAGTATTCCAAATGTTTTATGAACTTAATACTGCCGCAAGTAAGCCTAAGTCACAGGAAGATTTTATTAGAAGTCAGTATTACGAAGGCTTTGTAAAGTTTGGTAGAAGTTGTGTTCGCAATGAATATCTTGAGCCAGAAAAGTTTGCAGAATGGTTAATCAAAAACAGTAAAAAGTTAGCAGACTGGCACAAAGATAAATTGTATGATGAGTTTTTGCTTTTGTATGTAAAGAAGGAACCAGGTATAAGAGCATTAGAAAGAACAATTATATATTTGTCAGAATGGGGCAAAGAAAATAATAAAGATTATTTTGAGTATTTTAAAGAAGTGTCGACACCTAGAGCAGTTCATGATATAAGAAGTGCAAAGGTTAGTCCTTGGGTAATATATCTAAGTGACTCTGGAAACGACTTGTTAAGACGTTTTAGTTCTGAGCAAGTTGAAATGATAAAAGACTTGATAGATTCTAATTTTTGGATGAAAGTATTTGTATCCAACAAAGAAGAAGTATCTGAAATTAAACACACATGCAAAATAGCAGGAATATAAAATGAAAGTAAAAATTATTAGTCATAGTCAGGCGCCGTTTGATGATAGTATGCACAAAGCATCTGCATTAGATTTAGTGGCATATTGTGCCAGAGTAAGTAATCCTGACAATCAATTGAATACAGAAACAAGTGAGAAACTTGTAAAATATTTAATGAAGCACAAACATTGGTCACCACTTGAAATGGTGAGTGCATGTTTAGAAATTGAAACAACCAGAGACATTGCGAGACAAATATTAAGGCATAGAAGTTTTAGTTTCCAAGAGTTCAGTCAACGTTATGCAGATCCTACAGAAGCACTAGCATTTGAAAAACGTGAAGCAAGATTACAAGATCCTAAAAACAGGCAAAACAGCATTTATGTCGAAGACGCAGAACTACAACTTAAATGGCAAGAAAAACAAGAGACTGTAATAAGAGAAGCCTATCAGGCATATACTTGGGCAATTGAAAACGGCATTGCAAAAGAACAAGCAAGAGCAGTATTACCAGAAGGCAATACAGTTAGCAAGATGTATGTAAATGGAACATTAAGAAGTTGGATTCATTACATTGAATTACGTGGTGCTAATGGCACACAAAAAGAACATATTGAAATTGCTCATGCTGTAGCAGATGTGATTGCAGATATTTTTCCGTTAGCAGAAGAATATAAAGGAAAAGAAATATGAAAAAACGCGAAGAAATGTTAGTTATTACTATGGAAGAGTGTGGCGAGTTAATTCAAGCCTGTAGTAAAATGATTCGTAGTAAAGGCAAAACAAAGTATTTGCGAGATTTACAAGATGAAATTGGTGACGTTATGACCATGATAGAAATTATGAAAATAAGTGGTTTAGTTACTGATGAACAAATAGCAGATAGAATGGCTGAGAAGAAAGAAAAATTAATGAAATGGAGTATGTTGTTCAGTGAAGATTGATTTTGATGTAGATATCGACATGGCTAACCGAGATGACTTTCTTAAGTTAGTAAATGTCACACCTGCAAGTATTGAAAAGGATGGTAAGTTTACCAAACACAATACTGGTGTTTACTTTCAAAACATTCCAAAGTTTCCACTTGAAGGTTACAGCACAATAGATCATAAACAAGCAGAGGAAGAAGGTTGGTTCAAAGTTGACTTTTTAAACAATCATATTTACAAAGACATAATTGATGAGCAACATTTAGATAGACTTATAGCAACAGAACCAATGTGGGAACTATTTGAACATGAAGAAATTGTTGAACAACTGTTTCATATTAATAATCATTTTGAAATTCTAAAACAGCACCCGCCTAAAACAATTGAACAATTAGCAATGATACTTGCAATGATAAGACCAGGTAAACGTCATTTGGTTGGAAAGGATTGGAAGGATATTGAAAAAGATGTTTGGGTAAAAACTGATGACTACTTCTTTAAACAAAGTCATGCAATGGGTTATGCACTAGCAATTATTGTGCAACTAAATTCTATAGTTGAAAATATTAGTCAGACTTCCTAACTAATTGAATACCTCTTCTTTTTATACGTTTCTTTAAGAGATTTTGTAAAGTTGTCATTGGACCAAACTGATGTGTAACGTCTTTCATTACAAATGTTGTTAGGTAAGGCCGAAATGCTTTCATTTCGTGATGCAGGAAAACATCAATTGGCATAAGCCTATTTGATTCCCACCACCAAGTCTCTCCGAGATCTAATAATGCTTTTGTTTCTTCGATGCTGTTAATTTTTTGTATGTCGTAAAATGTAATTATTGAATTATCATAATTTACAACAATACCAAAGTGTTCCGTTTCGCCATACTTTAAACCAGTTATGAAAGGAAACTTTTCTTGATACTTTTCTTGCATAATGATATTTACCATCTAGAAAGATAAATACTAATACATAAAGGTTATAAAAACATGAGTTATGGAGATCACAGATTATATATTTACGATGACCCAATAGATCTAGTGGTAACTTCTGACGCACTTTATTTGGAAAACAGACCTATGAACAATAGACAATTAAAAGCACATAAAGGATTTAGTAACGAACTTACTTTTAACATTCGCGATAGAGATAGAAAATTGCAAAATGTTTTTAGTGATACTGTTTATGCACACATTTATAATCCTCAAACTAAAAAGAGATTACTTACAAGAAGGTGTGAGGATACAAGTAGTGTTGGCATTATAAAATTATATTTGAATGAAGGTGATTTAACAAATATAGATGCAGGACTTTATAAAATGTATTTAAGTAAAGATTCAGCAGAAACAAAAAATATGCCAATATATTCAAACCAAGATTATGATGTGTCAATGAATATAGAAATACTTGCAGACGGTGTTATAGAACCTATTGCAACGCAAGTTGCAAATGTTTTTACACAGGTAGCAAATACTACTTTAGGTGATAGTGCAAATATTTTTACAACAAATTCTTTATATGGTAATCAAGATAGAAACTTTGCAGACGGCAGACATTCGTTAGCAATATATCCTTCTACTTTTACAGGAAATGTTTTAATACAAGGTAGCATTTTAGAAAATCAACCTAATAATGACGACGCAAGTAAGGACTGGTTTAATATTTCTAATGTTGCATTTTCATCAACAAGCAATGTTAATCATCAAACATTTACAATAAATGCAAATTGGATTAGATGTTTAACTTATCCTACATCAGGTTCAATTACTAAGATTCTTCTAAGAAATTAACTTGACATATTAAATATATCCTGTATAATAAACTTATGGATATAGACTCACTAGTAGAACAGGTGCATCGACTTGTCTTTGATAATTTACCAGTAAAGACAAGCAAAACGCCTAGTGGCTGGACTACATTAGATTGTCCAATGTGTAGTGATACTAGAAAAAGAGGCGGCATAATTACTAGCGGTCCTAAAATTTCATTTAATTGTTTCAACTGCGGATTTAAAACAGGCTGGGCACCTAATCCAACATTAGGCAAAAAATTTAAGGAACTTGTTACAGTATTAGGAGTTGATCAGACAGAACTGCATAAAATACAAGTTGAGTTATTAAAGTATGCAGAAATACTAGAACAAGAAGAAACATCAGACTACGTTTATACACTATCTCAATTCAAGCCTGTGGACTTACCAGAGTCTGCAATGTCGATAGAAGATTTGCCTGCAGAACATCCTGTAAGGCAATATGCAATTGAAAGGGGACTATACGGTCTATATCCACTGCTATACTTTGATGAAAGTTTATACAAGCAGAGATTAGTAGTTCCCTTTTCATACAATGGCGAACTAGTAGGTTGGACAGCAAGACATATAAATCCACCTACAAAACAAACTGCAAAGTATTTACATAACATGCAAACAGGTTATGTTTTTAATGTAGATAGGTTTGCAGACAGTAAAAGAGAAGTTGTTATTGTAACTGAAGGAGTATTTGATGCAATACTTATAGATGGCGTATCTATACAAGGTAATAGTGTAGGAGCAGAGCAGGCCCATTTAATAAGCAAACTAGGTCAACGAGTAATACTATGTCCAGACAGAGATGATGCAGGTAAAGATCTTATAGAACAAGCATTAGCATTAGATTGGGAGATAAGTTTTCCTCCATGGCATGCAGAAATTAAAGACGCCGCAGATGCCGTTTTAAAATATGGAAGGCTGGCCACAGTATCAAGTATTATTAATCATGCTACTAGCAACAAAATAAAAGCACGAGTAAGGGCAAAAATGTTATGAGAAACATTTATGTAAATGGTTGTAGTTTTTCAAAAGGTCATAAAGAACTTAGAGACCGAGACGGTAAACCATGGCCTGCATATTTTCAAGAAGACAATGTTATAAATGATTCAATGGATGGTGGAAGTTCTTTTAGATCATTGCGTATGTGTATGCAAAGAATTTTTGAAGACATGCCTATAGACATTATGATTTGCCAACTTACATCTCCAGACAGAGGCGAAGTATTTTTAAATGAAAAAGAATTTGTAAGATGGCATGAGCCTATGTATATAGCATATATGCCACATAGATATATCCACAAAGAACATCAATTGGAAATTTTAAAAAGAGAAGGGTTCAATAGAAGACAAGAAAATTTTAAATACTTTAACGAAAAAGGAGAGTCTATTGAGGACAAGTATTATCATAAATTTAAAATTTTTAATGACACAATGCTTACAAATTCAAAAGACAGAGAATTACACATAATAGGATTGTGTAATAATTTAAAACTTTTATGTGAAGCAAAAGGTATAAAGTTACTTTTTACAGCAATGAGTGAGAGATGCATACCAAATGTTGAACATATTACACCATACTTTACAAAACCTATGAGTCATATTGTAGGAGAGCAAGGTCCTTTTGTTGAAAGTGAAACAGATTTCCATCCAAACGAAGCAGGACATGAGAAAATTTATAGATATATATTAAGTGAGTTAGAAAAATTATGAGCGATATAAAAACATACAACGAAGAAACGCAAGAACTGTTTTTGAGATTCTTGTTGAGTGATCCAGACTTGTTTGCTAGGTGTCAAAATATTGTTGAGCCTGAATATTTTAATTTAAAATATAGACCAGCAGTAGAACTTTTTAAAAGTCACAGTGAAAAACATAATGCAATTCCAACTCCAGAACAAGTTAGTGCAGTAGCAGGAACAGTATTAGAGCCAATACCAAATGTAACAGTTGATCATCATGACTGGTTTTTATCAGAGTTTGAAACTTTTTGCAGACACAAAGCATTAGAAAAAGCAATTATAGAAAGCACAGACTTGTTAGAGAATCAAGACTATGGCACAGTTGAAAATAAGATAAAAGATGCCAGCCAAGTAGGACTTGTAAAAGATTTAGGTTTAGAATATTTTGAAAATCCAAAGGAGAGATTGGAA